TTCTAAGGGTCTTTTTGTATACCCTAGTATATTTACCCTAGGAAGCTAGTAGAATTGATTACAGAGCAAATTAGGGCATAATAAAAGGCTATAGAAATTAATCTATAGCCAGTGAAATCTTCTAGTATTTTCTAGAGTTTGAAAAGAGTTTGTTGTTGTTAAATATTTTGCGTTAAATTTTACATTGTATTTTAGTTAGTTTATTAGGGTTGTTCAAGCACTAATTAAACTATAGTGTAATTTATTCTAGTTTTCTTCTAGTGACTTGATACGTTCAAGTCTTTTTTCTGTAGCTTTAGCAATTAAACCAAGCACATAAGATAGTGTAACAATGGCAATCCATAGGATACCAATGACAGCACTAATGAAATAGAATAAGTCCTTTAAATCCATTATTTACCCCCTTCCATTGTTTCCAATACATATCTACCCATAAGTATAGCATCAGCTTCATCATCATTAATACCATGTCCAATTAAGAACATAGTCTCAGCTACAGAGATTGATGTTTGCTTTTGTTCATCCCTTGTAGCTTTCCCTTTACCTAGTCCAAAATGTTTCTTCCAGGTATTAGGGAATACTTGAATAAGGTTAGCTTTAGGTAATTGACCTAGCAATATACCTTGTGCTAGACACAGTTTCTTGACTGTCTTAATGTTCTTTAAGAAGAAAGTATCTTCAATAACTACAGTATCAATACTATAATCTTTATCTAGTTCAGCTACTTTGTCAGCCATCTTTCTTACTCTGACTAACCAATCCTTACCAGTAGGTTTAACAAAACCATACTTAGTAAGTTTATCACCAACATAGAGAGCATAACCAGTGCTTGTAGTTGACACATCAAGAGCCAATATTACTTGTTCTTGTGCTTCCATTTAGTACCTTCTCCTTTAGCCCTTAGATACCTTCTATAAGGCTGTGTAATACCTATATTAAGCTTCTCAGCTAGTTTATAAGCTAGATGGTTCATAGCTATTATTTCATACAAGTCAGCTTGTCTTTGTCTTATCTGTCTTAACCTCTTTGTATAGAATTTTTGCTGAGATGAACCATTCCTATACTCCTTTTTAAGCATCTTGATTTTGTTGTATTCCTTTTCTAAGTCTATGTATTTCTTCATAGCCTTATATGCTTCAGGAGATTTGTCTACTTTGCTTATACCACGGACTCTAGGTAGTTTATCCTTAGAGCCTTTAGGTCTACCACTAGACTTAAGAATTGGTATACACCACCACAACTAATCTATCATTACCACTTCCAGTAGCAGTAATTTGTTTAATAGATTTGTTATTGTTTTTAACTAGGTACTGATTGATTTTAAATTCAACATCTAACAAGTTACCTTGATAGAATTGGACACTATCTTTAGGGTACATACTGATAATATCTTCTTCATTGAACCATTCATTAGTTCCATCAACATTAACAGCATAAGCTCCTTTACCAATGTTAGTAATTACTCCTGGTTTCTTATTAACCAAGACTAATTGACCAAGGCTAAAAGTCAATATTACCACCCCCACAATTAAGTTTATATGGTAGATACTTAGAGGTAACTACCTCATCACCATAATCTTTAGCACTTTCAATAGCTTCTTCAAGAATCTGTAGTTTAGTTTCTTGGTAGTCAGCTAAGTGAATTAGGTAAGACTCAATACACTGTGGTTTCTCTCCAAAGTCTCCATGATGTTGACCAATAATAGCCATCAAACGTAGGTAAGTACCCATAGAATACTTAGTAAGTATGTCAGCTTCTAGTTTAGTAAGAAGGTGAATACCAAACAGTGTATGGGGTACAAATGAGCTATCATGTCTCATACCATTTAAGTATTCAAATGACTTACCAAAGTCATGAATGATACAACCAATGATAAGAGCAGGCATGTCAACACCATTTCTGATGTTATTGTAGAATACATCAGTACTATCCCCACCAAACATAAAGCTACATAGTTGAGAGAATACCTTAACTGTATGAGCAGGTAGATCACCTTCATAAGCATCATGGACACTGACAGCACAATAGCCTTCTAAGAAGCCTGGTGTAGCTTTATTGATTAATTCTACAGCATCATAGATATAGCTAACTACAGGACTTGTGAAGTCTCCTGTGACTTGTGTAAACACATTCTCTAATGCGTTTGCAAATTCAACATAATTACTATAATTAATCTTGCTCATGTTCTTCTACCCCAACTGTAATCTTAAACCCTTCTTTTACATCACCTGTAATTTCATCAATACAATCTGTAGTTGCAAATAAGTCTAACAAAATTTCATTAGTAAACAAATCATAACACTTGAATAACTTATGTGCAGATTTAGACATAATCATAATATTATTGTCTTCATCTAATTCATCTTCCTTTTGTGTTTCAATAACAAAACGCATGAATAAAGCTGATAGGTTAGTAAGTGGATGATGTAGTTTAACAACTGTATTATCATCACTATTTTTAACAGTAATTATTTGTGGTTCATCTTCACAGTATTTATCCATAAGAATCATGTCAATTACTGCCATAAGCATCTTACCATTATCAACAACATATTCACCAGGAATAATATCATCTTCACCTACAAGAAGTTTATTAAGAGTCTTGTAGTTATTTACAGAAAGTAGTTGTTCACTGTGAATTTTCTTGTCATTGTTGTATAGGTTGATAGTGTAAAGATAGTTCATTTTAAAATTCCTTTTCTATTATTTAATCATGTTTACCCCAAGCAGAACCAATTTCAATATCAGCTACAAGAGGTACTGTAATTTCAATATCACATATTTCAAGAATACTAGGATTTTCCATGTGTTCTTTTACTTTCTTAGCGTACTCTTCAGCAACATCTTCATCTGCTTCTACTAGAATGGCATCATGTACTGAACCAATAATCTTATACTTAGATTTGTCTAGTGATTCATCTTCTAGAATATCTGCTAAAGCACTAATAACTAGGTCACTTGCAAAACCTTGGACAGGAGTATTAATAGCTTGTCTTTCAGCTTCACTAACATCCTTCCAATTTCTGCTCTTAAGATTAGGTAAGAAACGTTTGCGACCAATAGGGCTATAAGTATACCCATACTTCTTAGCATATTCTACAAACTTCTTATGCATGTCTAGTAGCTTTGGATATGAATTAAAGAAATCATCACGGATGTCTTCAGCTTCTTCTAAAGTAATATTCATTCCATAGCCTTTAGCATACTCCTGATAAGTCTTAGCTGACATACCATATAATAGACCAAAGTTAGCTGACTTAGCTTCAGTACGCCATCTCTTAGCTTCCTGTGCGTCTTTAGGTTTCTTACCACCTTTAATTAATTCCATTGTTTTTTGGTGCAAGTCACTACCTGATTGATAAGCATGTATCATGTTTTCATCTTCAGAAAAGATACTAGCTACACGCAACTCAGCTTGTGACATGTCCACTTCAATGAACTTTCTACCCTTAGGACATGTAATTACATTCCTAAGTGTTGACTCCTGGGGCACCTGTTGGATGTTAGGATTCTTACAAGTAGTCCTACCAGTGTCTGCAGTGATGTTAAAACTTGGATGTAGCTTACCATCATATTGTGATAACTCTTCCCACAGATTCACAAATTGTAACTGTTTAGTAAGCTTATTATATCTAAGTAAAACATCTAGTATTTTATGTTTACCTTCTTTTGACCATTCCTCTAACTGGGATTGATTGACTTGTTGTTGTCCACCTTTAGTCATGTGTTTAGTCTCCCAACCTAACACCTCACAGAATAGTCTTACCTTTTGTTGAGCTGAGTTAAAGTTGTCTACTCCAGCTTCTTTAACTATATCAAATGAGTATAGTTCTTTTTCAACTTCTTTAAGCTCAGTCTCTATTGTAGCTCTGGTCTCTCCCAATAAACCAAAGTCTATTGTAACCCCTTCTTTTTCAACCTCTATATAGGCATTATAAGCTCTTACCTCATGTCTATAGACCTTAAGTAGTTTATAAGCTTTTACTTTAGGATATAGGTAATTATAGAGTCTTAATCCATATACAGTATCCCCCATACCGTATTTAATAAGAGTCATTCTTCTTTCTTCCAAGACACGCTCAGACACTTTAGAGTAGTAATCAAGTACCTTATCATAATCAGTACCATCATCTACAAACTTAATAAGCACCTGTGGTTTATCTAAGAATAAACTACCTTCCAAGTCATTATATAGAGCTTCAATCATTTTGTTGTATGGTGTAAGTTTCTTAAGCTCAGTATTTTCTAAAGCCCACTCTTTAAGTTCTTTTTTAACACTAGCTACAGTTACCTTCTTATTGGACTTCTTAGTTTCCTTGTCAATATCATAGTCAATACCAAAGTATTTCTTAACAAGGTACTTAAGTTTAAGTTTAGGTTCTGTAAGCATGTGAGCTAGAATTTGAGTATCTCCAAATAGTTTAAGAGCTATACCACACTTTCTAAAGAAGAATAGGCTATCAAACTTACCACCATGAGTAATAATTTTGAATTGATTTAGGAACTTAGCAATAGCTTTAAGCTCACTGTAGTTACCATCAATCCAAAGTACATAAGTGTTTTCACTCTCATCTGTAATCTGAATTGACTTGATTTCATCAATGATATTATTAAGCCCTGTAGTTTCAATATCAACATAGATTTTCTTAGTCTTGCTAAGGTCAATCGTCATACCACTCTCAAAACGCTCTAATTCGCCTTCTGATGGCTTGTAAAACGTTTCTAGGGTTGTTGTATAGGTAGGTTGTTTAACACGCTTAGAACGCTTCTTAGAGCTTCTGAGAGCCTTTGACTTTTTTGGCTTTGATTCTTCTTCCTTAACTTCTTCAGCTACAGTTTCTTTCTTTTTAGACTTCTTAGCCTTTTTCTTTTTCAATCTCTCCTTACGAGTATTGATTGGTTTATCAGGTTTATCCTCTGAATATTCCCCACCAAAATCATCATCAAGGTTCAATGTCATTTTAAGACTATCATCAATTCTGATAGTTCCTTCAGAACCCATGTGATTACGGAAACGGTTAAACATCTTTACCTTTCTTACAACAGTTCGTCTAGGAGGTTGTAACATAATTAATGACTCATACCATCCTTCAAAGAATCCTGAACCATTAATATCACTTGTAGATAAGTCTGAAGAGCCATCTGTTTTTCTTGTATGGTGAACAAGGATAATACTACACCCAGTTTCTTTTCTAAGCTCTGTAAGATTCCTTAACTTAGGTGTAACATCCACTTGATGGTTCATATTACCACTACCAAACAAGAGGTATAGAGGGTCAATTACAAGCATCTTGATACTGTTTTCAATGATAGTACGTTTAAGAACTTCAATGTTATCAAGGTTAATGCTTGATTGGACATAATAGATTGGTAAGTCTGTAGTTCCTGCAATGTTTATCATCCTAGATTTTTCTGCAACTAAACTATTTTCCCCTTGTAAGATAAGTACACCACCTTGAATAACCTTACGACCATCAAATGGTTTACCACTAGCTACAGCTACAGCCATGTTAGTAATTAGAGTTGACTTGTAGCTCTTAGGAGGTGCTACAATCAATCCTACTGAGTCATATTCCCAAAGACCTTCAATGAGCCATTCTTCACCATGCTCACCTTCCTGTACATCATTAATACCAATGATATGTACTTCGTCTTCAGAAATATTTACTGAACTACTAACTTTCTTTCTACGTTTAGTCTTTGACTTAATTCTTAAGAGAACCTTATCAATTTCATCTCTATCCCACTTGTCTTGGTCTGTAGACATAACTACAGACTTAACTTCAGAAGACTTAGCACCTTGCTCATATAGAGCTTTAGCAATAGCGTATACATAAGCACTACGGTCAGTAATTTCTCTTTCTACAAGAGGTTTTACTTCATATTTTTTGTAAAGCTCTTCCAGGTCATAGTCCTTATTAGGGATTCTTTTACTCTTGACCTTCTTCTTTTTAGTACCCTTTTTATATTTATCATATTCAAGAATATCAAAAATATCTTGTCTACGGTAAACAACACCATCACCTTTAGGTTCTGATACCTCTTGTGGTGTAGCATACTTATGATTAACTGTAGTTGGAATCCTATACAAGTGAACAATGTCACTAGCAGAATCAAACTTAAATTTTTTAACCATAGCATGAGCTAACACCTCATAATCTTTAGGAGCAATGACTTTATCACTTATCCAAAGACCTTGGTACTTATTAGGGCTTGTTTCCCAATAGTAGCTAGGTAGAAACTCTTTAGGAATTTCAGCACCATCAATATCAGCTACAAGGAATCTAGTAGGTTTGGCATTTTCAAGTAATCTATCCTCACCTTCAATAGGAGCATAACACATGAATACATTGTAATCATCCTTGTATTCTGTGATAAACTCATCAATTTCATCAAGAGTAATAGTACCATTGTTAAACTGCCCACTTGATGCCAAGAGACCTACATGTATTTCATCATCCTTACCAAAGTTTAGAGATAGTACATCCTTAAATTTTTTATCTAATGGCATCCTAGCACCTCTATCCTTCCTTAACTAACAAGCTTTCAATAAAGTCATTTGAAGCTTCTTCTTTAGTAGCATCAACAACTAAACCTAAGTCTTCTTCAAAAAACCAACAACGGTCATCCAATAAAGTATTACCAGTAAATCCAAAGAAAGTATAAGCACCATGTAGTCTTCCATCCTCATCTTTACTAATAAAGATAATATTATTAGCATTACCATACACCAAGATACCATATAAACCATGTGCAATATTTTTAACATACTTAGCTTTATACTTCTTACCATAAATTTCTACAGTAAGTGGGTACTCATCATCCTTGACATCAGTAGAACCAAAACCACCTACACGCTCTGTAGTTATAATATCATCACCAATATTTACACTGTGAAAGATACCTTGAGCAATAGCTTCACCTTTTTTAATGGTAATTTCTTCATAACCAATATTAAATAAAGCAATTTTAATAGTATTACCTGTAGCAAAGTAATCAGAATCAATTACACCTACACCTAATGGATTGATAAGTCTTTTTTGAGCAAAGCTAGAGCGACCATAAATCCCTAACCATAAATCATTAGAGAAATCACAAGCTACAAGTGAATCAATAATAACTGTTTCCTTTGGTGCAATAGTAACAGTATTAGGTGCTTTAAAATCATAACCAACAGAATTTTTTGTAGCACGTTCAGGAAGCAGTCTATTATCCTTTGTATGCCATTTAATAGAAGTCATTGATATAATCCTCCACAAGTGACTTAATCTTAATTACAAGCTGTTTCTGAGCTTCTGGTGACACTACATGTAATCTACTAGCATAATATAGAATTACCATTTGTGTAATATCCATATCTTGGTAGTCAATTACTTGTGGCACTGTGTAACTGAAATCACTTGGTCTTTCATAATTTTTATTTAAGCTAATACGTTTACACAAGAACTCAATAGCTTTCTCTAGGTCTTGCTTACCACCCTTATATTTATGTCGCCACACATATTTAATAGCTGTAGCTACAAAGTAGTCAAGCTCATACTTAGCAATGAAATCCCAACACTCTACATTGTTAGCATTATAGCGTTGTGGGTTATGTACTTCAGAATCAGAATTTTTTTCTTCTTCTTTTTCAAGAATAACTACTTTGTTACCTTTAGACATATTGAATCGTTTAGAAGTATAAAGTGGTTTATAAACTACATGGTATTCATAGATGTCAGTACATTCCAAAGGTTCATTTGCATAACCTGGTTCATCTACACGGAAGATGTCACCTACTTTTAAATCTTTAGCTTGCATTTAGAAACTCCCTTCAATAAGAAATTCTTCTTCAGTAACACCTGCAATTTCAGCAAGTTTTTTGATGGAAGCATCAGAAGCAAGTTTTTTCTGATTGATGTAGTTTTGAATTGTAGTATGACTTACACCTAAAGCTTTAGCTAGCTTTAACTGAGTCCAACCTTGGACATATAAGAGCTTAGAGATATTGTAAGCAATAGCTTGCATTTTTTCCTCTTTACTCTTCATCATCCTCTTCCTCTTCTTCGTCCTCGTCTTCTTCCTCATCATCATCTTCAAGGTCATCTTCATCACCAATAGGAAGGTAATATTTAATTTCTTTAAACTTAGGATTCCCCTCTTGTGGTGCTACTTCAACATTCAATGATTCACCAATAAGGTCTTCAGAATCAATTTCATCTACAGTAACATCAAAGTCTTCAAAACCAACAGCACGAACCATACTTTGGAACAATTGACCTGAGGTGTAGTTGTCAAAGAAATTGCTTGACATTGTAAGTGATTTACCTACAAAGGTAACTTGTGTAGCAGGTTTTTTATTCTTACCAAGTTTTACACGTTTGATTTTAGTGATTTTAACTTCATGGATACCATCCTTGATACCCTCTGCATTTTCAAATTTGATTTTCATTATTATTCTCCTTTAGATTTTTTAGTTGTTTTAGATTTTTTTGTTTTAACTGTTTGAGCAGATGAGTTTTCAGTCACTCCTAGGACTTTATTAATATCATTCCATGTAGGATTGATGAGCTTATCAGGAACAGAATTTTTTTCAGGTGTACGAACCTTCAAAGTGTATATATTAGAGTCACTAAGTTGGATTCCATAATAAGTAACTTTTTTAGGCTTACCATCAATTTTTTCTTTTTTCTGATAGGTACGAGCATTAGCTACAAGAGAGCAGGAAGCTAGCAAATAATCACGAATAGAACCTTGTAAGTCTGCTGTGATAATTTTAGGAAGGTCTTCATCCTCATCTTCAAGATTAATTTGTTTCTCTTGACAAATGATATAGATATTTTTTCCTGCATTTGCAAAGCGTACAAGTCTATCAATGACTGAAACCATCTCTTCCTTTGCATAGCCATATAATTGTAAGGTCATGCGTTTAGCTTTCTTATCGTTCTCAATAAGATAGTCATAGAGGAATTGTTGGATTTTAGTTAAATGGTCAATAGCAAAGCTATCATAATTTTTTACCTCATCCAACACTTCCAAGAAATCTTCCCAAGATTCAACTGTAGCTACATCAACTGTCTGTCCTGATTCATCTACATCATTCATAATAGTAGACAAACCATTGTCAGCGTCAGCAA